GATGTACGGATCATTCGCGAACATCTGGAACCGGGTGATGGCTTTCTGCATTAAAAGCTGTTTGTTCACCCCGTCCGCGCTGCCGGTGGGCTGGATGTTGTACTGCTCATGTAACGCCTCCTGGGGGATCTCCTGCGCTGTGTCTAAATACCAGTAATTGAGGCTCGATTTGTCGTATTGCAGCAGTATCGACCAACTCATCCGGTACAGATTGCCCAACGCAATGCGGAAGATTCGCATCCTCAGGTCGCTCGATTGCTGGTAAAGACCGCCAATCGCCTGGATCTCGGTCGCTGTGCGCCTGGATGTGTCCTGCAAAGTCTGTGTCAGACCGAAATCGGGGGTAGATACCCGGTTCTGCGCTATCTCGCGCATGATATTCATCTGGGTATCGAACGAAATCGGAGGTGCCTGGTGCATCACCGGCTGGATTCCATACGGTAAAATGCTGCCAGGTGTCAGGCGGAGGTTGCCACTGTTAGGCATATCCCGCTCGGCCCGGTATAACGGTCGATTGAACAGCGTCATGCAGTCCATCTTCTCGTTTTGCAGCTTCGTGAGTTCAGCCTCGAACACCGCTTGCAACTCGACCACGCCTCGCGATGAGTAGAACCCCGGGTCTTTGATCTCGTAGTTAAACGCAATAAATGGTGGTTTGCCGTGGTTGTACGGAATCTTCATCGGCGGACGAAGATCGATATCCGGTGAGGTGGGGGAGTAGGTGCAGATGATCCACTGCCCAGTATCCGGGCATCGGTTGTAAACCTCCCAAACGATGATTTTGTCCTGCTCGGGGAACGTCAGTCCTTCGCGCTCGTACTTCGCCGCCTCAGTGTTCATGTCACCGGCATCCGCATTGTAACTGCCGGTGATCTGATCGAGGATCGCTTTGTCCTGTTTCAGATGTTTCTGCCGCTTGTAGGCATCAACCGAGTAAACGGAGATATGACAAATACGATCAGCGTCTGCTATGTCTCGCGTCCAGGCGGGTACCACGAAATGCTGGGGATCGACCGTGTAATACTTCAGCCGCTTGGAGGAATAATCCCACAAAACTTTTAGAATACCGGTGCCGCACATCAGCATCGAATCGACCGAACTCAGCACCTCGGTCTCCAGGTTCGTCCGCTGCTTGATACGATGATCGAACCACTGCGCGGCGGCAGTCGTAAACTCGGCTACCTGGGGGGATGTGGGAACAAACTGGGCGATTAGGTCGGTCGCAAATAACTGCTGAAAGTACGCCGGTTTGAGTTCGCTGATCGTCGTATCGACCAGCGGGAAATGAACGTCCGATGCCCCGGGCCACGGTTTATTCTTCCGCCGCAACCCGTGGTGGCGCATCTCGTAGAACATGCGCTGGCGCGTGTCCCACACCGAACGATCCGCTAAATCCTGGAGAACGTCCGTGTTTAATTTGTCCCGATCACGCATTTAAAATTCTTCTTCCTCCTCTTCTTCTTCCTCGCAACACCAACCCATCGATTGGAGTGCAAAGAGCGTTGAATACATCTGAAGCCCGCCGATGAGCATTGCATCTTCGAGATCAAACTCCTCCTGGTACCGGCTCAATAACGCCTCTAGATCGTTACAGAATGCGCTAAACTGTTCCTCGGTGGTCATACCCCCGGGGAGAGTTATCGCTTCTTTGGGTTCAGACCGAATTTCTTGCCGCCTGCCGCTTTACGCGGCCCGGAAGCCATCGCCCGCCGACCGGACGCTGATACGTTTTTCTTCAGACTCTTACGCGCACCACGCCGCGCACCGAGTGACTCGTCCTGTCGGGACTTGTAGCCTTGTTTTTTCGCTGCCATAAGATGATTTATTTTAGTGCGTAAAAAAACGCACCCGAATTGGGCGCGTTAAAATCACTTACTGGCAAACTTGTTGTGAGGTAACTAGAGGTAAGTCATCGCTCGGGTGATTAGCTTCTGGGCGGAGACCGGGTTCTCGGGTGCCGCGTTCCTGGCATCATCGAGTAGCTTCTTCACCCGGCCCAATTGCGACTTGAGCGTCAGCGCATAGGTCATCTGGTCTAACGCCTCCTCAATGAGATCCTCGACCAACGGCACTCGCTCCCACAAATCCCCGCCATGTTCCGACTGACCGGCCCGGTACTTTTCGTTGACCCGTTTCGATATGGATTGCTGGATTTCAGCCAGATGGTTCTCTTGATCCAACGTCATTCTAAACTAGCCTTCTCCAACTCGTACTCGTAGGAAATAATCTTTTCCATCAGCGACTGGACGAATGTCTTGGCCTCGGGACTCGCGTTGTACGCATCCTCGAATCCACGTTCATTCCCCAGGATGATCTGCTTCGTCGCGTCCAGCTTCCGGGGCACCGTTGTCTGACATCCGGTCACGAACCCAATCGAGCTTATTACGGCGACGAGCGTCAACAATCGCTTCCAGCTTCTTTTTTTCGACTTTTTTTCCATAACCAAGAAGTTCTTTTATTAACTCCAACACCGCCCGTATTATCCCCATCACACTCATCCCGTATTTAACCCCATCGATTCCCGTAGCTTCGACTCGCCACTCCAGTCAGTCATACCCGCTGCCAGCACTTCATTCAAGTCTGGTTGATTCATTCGCGCCCAGGCCGGGTGGTCGCTGACACTCGCCAAACACATCACCAACGCATCCCCACGGTCAGGCGAACTGAACCCGCGAGACTTCATCTCTTTCTTGCTCTCTAAATTGAGTTTGCCGGTCTTTGATGTCCCGACCCGCCGAGTAGTCAGTTGGCTGTGAAGAATCTCGTCATCGGGCAGTATGGCCTCCATGCGGTCGATCTGGCGGGCTGCGCGGAACCACATCTCCGTTCCCCGGTTCTGGTACCGATCCGGTTCCTGCGCCCGACCGCCCAGGTTCACCTGGTGGATCGGCCAACCCATCTCACCGAGTTGATGGCACATCGGTAATCCTAACCCACCCGCATCCCCGAATATCTGCTCTGGCTTTAACCCGGCTTTCTCGAACTCCAACGCAAACCTCGCACAACCGGCCATCGTGTTCGCCTCCCGCCAGGCGGTCAATTTGGTAATCTTATTGCCAACCCGCATACAAAACACACTCTCATCCCCGGCAGCCGCAAAATCGCAGGCCGCCGCCACTTCATGACCGTCTTTCGTAGGAGGATTGTCCAGGCACAACATCAAACTCTCCCACGGTATCACCAAACCTTCGCCGCTCGTCTCCTGGAACTGCCCGAAAATCATCGACTGGATCAACGGATGTTCGCGGCCCCACATCTCGATCTGCTCGTCAATCCATGCCTGCTTGATATGCGGACACTCGAACGCGGTTACCGTGTGAAGTTCCCACCATTTCTGTTCTTTCGAGAATATCTTATAGAATTTGCCCGTGGTTCCGCCAGGCGAACTCATCGCCAGGATGCGATTGGGCTGAATACGCGCCACCGCCTCAAATAAATCCTCCTGGATCGACTTGCACTCGTCTAAAATTATAAAAACATTGCCGTGGAAGCCTTCAAATCGTCCCGGTTGATCAGTCGCAAACCCCAATATCCTCGACCCATTGTCCATCGTGAGGTCGGTCTGGTTGATCTGCATACCGAGTCCCGCCACTTTACTGGCGAGTGCCCGGATCTGCGGCCATAACTGTTCTTTTACTTGGCGATAAACGCCACTCGTAGTGATGACAATGCTGCCAGGATAGATCAGCGCATACCATAACGCCGCTGGCGCCGCTATCATCGCAGTCTTGCCCGACCCGTTCGCCGCCTTCAACGCCACTCGGGCACCGGGTTTGCTCAGATCGAACAGAACTTTCTTCTGCCAGTCGTAAAGTTTTATCCCGAAAAATTTCTCAGTAAATACATCGCAGTCCGCGTCTCTTGAGGAGACTCGGGTCTTGGTTTTCGACCCAACAGGTTTTTCGGATTGTCTTGGTGTCTCGCTCGTCTTTGTTTTTGTTTTGCCCATAATCGTTCACCTCGAACTTTCTAATAAAATCTCCCAACTCGTTCGTAATCTTGTACCCCGCCACCACCTCACTCTTCGGGTGGTACGAAAATAAATAAAACGGACACCGGAAAGATTTACTCGCCCACCGCCCAGCTTCCATCTTGTTCCACCCCACCATCTCTTTCGGATGGAAACCCAACTCGCACTCCCGACTCTTAATCTCCGCCACCGCTTTGATCACGCCCCCCCGCACAAACATGCCGTCGAGGAACGAATACTTGTCGTTCGTGTAAACCCAACTGTCGCCTGGATGGTTCTCCAGGATGATGTCTACACATTGCTGTTCCAATCGGTCGATCACATCGCAAATAGAAAATCAGACGCTTTCACCGGTACCTGGCCGATGGTCGGAAAGTGCATCTTGCCCAAGTCGCTGTTCCCACTAATGAACCGCACAAACCCCGCACAATCCGAGATCCGCCACAAGTTGTCATCGCCTCCAATCCTCCGCATCCCCGCCTGCGCCCATAACCAACCCATCTCGTTCGCCGTGTAATTCTTGTAATTCCATAGCTTCTCCAACTCCGACAACCCAACTTGCTGCAACAAATCGGGATCGCTGACCGCACACAAGTCTTTCACATAAATCATCCCGCCAGGCATTAACAACCCCACACACTTCTCAATCAACTTCCCCGGTTCCTCGAAATATCCGAAGCTCTCACAAAAGATCAACCGATCAAATCGCCTCCCACGATCCTCCCACTCCATGAAGTCCGCCAACTCCAAACTCAACTCCGCCAACTCGACCTGACGCTTGCTAATCGTCACACCCGTCACATCCTCCACACCGTTGGCCATCAACCCGCTCATCACTCCGCCCAACCCACACCCGACATCCAGCACACTGTGACCCGGTAAAATAATCCCGCGCCCCATCACCACACTGGCGAAGTCTTTCGGTTCTTTCGCAAATAATGCCGTCTGCATCAACGGGCCATACTCGCGCCCCCATAACTCGGAGAACTCGTCATAATACTCCGCCGTTGTCATTTTTAATTCCATCGCTGTTTTCGCTTTCGATTTGCCACCAGGACGCGGTCTCGGTCATCGATGTACGCCTGCAACCGGCCCGCCTGCAAAGTCGCCTCAGCGTGGTCTCGGTGGTCGCAAATCGTCTCATACGGGAACAAGCCGCCCCGGTTCAACCGGGTACCGGCAGGCGACTCTCCCGCCGCCGACCGTACCCAGATCCGCCACCGTCCATCGTCTCCACACCTAGCGTATGCCGTCATCACCAAAACCAAGCCATGCGCTCCTCCTCGCAGTCCTCCGGTAAGATGTCGTACCTCGTCTTATGTGTGTGCGTCATTCGCTTGTCCTAGCTTTCGCCGCATCTCCTGCGCGTACAACTCCGCGTCCAACTCGGCTGCCGTCAGGACGTTGTCGCCGAATAACGTGGGCCGTGGGTGCGTGGAGTCGCGCTTGCGCTTCTTTCGATTGATCGGTAGTTGGAAATCGTGTGGGCGCATTAGTCGTTGTATTCCTCCTCATCGGGCTGAGGCACCCCCCAAATAACAACCGAACTGACGGTGCCAGCAGATAAGTTGATCTCCACCCGGTGTGGCCCCCACTCGTCGGTAAACTCGTACATGAACTGATCGTCAGTCACCGAGTTGTCGAAGTTCAACTCCAAGCAATGACGCTTCATCTTGATGTGGGGATCGCATGCTTCGGGGAATACGATTGGCGTGGTGTCGGATATTCGGGTGA